AAGAAAGGAGCTTTTTAATGAGCGATTATATTTTCCCAAGCAATTTACGCGGCTTGCAGTATCCTATTACGGAAACTGAAAACTGGAACACAATAAAAACAAGATCAGCATCAGGCACTCAAAACTTCATCAGCCTATATACTTATCCTTGGCATAGTATCAAATTATCTTTTTCTTACTTATCTGACACAGATAGTCAGTTAAGTGACATACAAACATTAATGGGGTTTTACAATAAAGTAAGCGGTGCAGGTCAAGACTTTTTGTTTGCGTTTCCTCCCGATCCAGCAGGTCAAACCATTAACAGCAATTCGGTATCAAACCAAGCATTTGGAACCGGTGATGGGGTATCGACCAATTTCAGACTAACAAGAAGTTATGGAGACTTTGCAGAACCTATTTTTGGCGTTTTAATGACACCTATTATAACTTCTACCATTAATGGGGTTACAACCGTCTTGACCGTCAATACGGACTTTACATGGACAACTGAAGCATTAATAACATTTACAACCGCCCCTGTGTCTGGAGCAATTTTATGCTGGAATGGCGAATGGTATCACCGTTGTCATTTTAAAGACGATACGTCAGAATTTCAGCAAATATTTTACGGTGGATGGTCGCTTGATGAATTAACGCTTGAAAGCATAAAGCTTCTTTAAGGTGGTTACAATATGAAAACATGCTCAACGGCTCTTCAAAATTTATTAATGCAATACGTCCGCAAAGAAAAAACGACTTGGTATATTGCCGAATTATATACGTTTTGGTTAAACTACGGACTAGCTTATAATGCAGGAACTTTTAACAGCGGCAGAATTTTGATTTATACCGGTCATGACACTGATTTACAAATTGGCGGCAACATTTACCGACATTGGTCAATCGAACATGGAGATATAGAGGAAAAGAGCGGTGTTGAAACATCTAGCACAACCGTGACGATTAATTATAACCCATTCGATAAAATTCAAGATTTAAACGTTACATGGTATTCAGCATTGCAATCAGGTTTATTTGACAATTGTTACCTATCACTAGACCGCCTATATTCACCTATACCATGGGCTTATCAAATGCCCAATATGTCAAGCGACTATGTGTTAAAAGATCGATTCTTTGGCAAGCTAGACGTTAGTACGGACAGTGGTGTCAAGATGACGTCTTGTCAAGCCAAGCTTGAAGCTCCGACAAAATTGTTAAATATGAATTTACCTAGAAACTTAATCGCACCATCATGCTTGAACAACTTCTGTGATAGTATGTGTGGTTTATCTAAAAGCAATTACTCATATACGATAACTGCTCAAGCTGGCAGTTCAAAAACCGCTATCGTTTCAAACTTATCATTTGCAGATGGATATTTTTCTCAAGGATCGATGCTTGGATTAACAGGCAAAAATACTGGTGTCAGTAAAACTATAAAAACATACATTAGTAATATATCGACCCCAGGAGATCCTTGGACGTTTGATGTTGCAGCAGGAGATACTTTTACCTTCTATAGAGGATGTGCTAAAACAATTGCAGCGTGTGAAGCGTACGGAAATATTACACACGCTAGGCTTTTTCCTTTTTTGCCAGTAGTCAGTACGCTAATTTAAGAAAGGATTTTAATTATGAATGACATAGAAAAACAAGAACGTGATGCAGTAATAAAAGAAGCCAAAACGTGGTTAAGAACACCATACCATCCCGAAGCACGAGTTAAGGGCGCAGGATGTGATTGCGGTACTTTTATTTTAGGCGTATTTGAAAATGTGGGGTTGATAAAGCATATAGAGTTAGAACACTATCCTCAAGATATTGCATGCAATTGCGCTAATCCTATGTATTTAAAAAAAATAAAAGAATATTGCCATGAAGTTAACAGAGATATAATTCCTGGCGATATCATTATGTACAAATTTGACGGAGCACTTACGGCTCATCATTGTAGTATTGTAATCGATGACGAGTATTTAATACATTCGTATACCAGACAAGGCGTTGTATTGTCTAACCGTAGAGGATATAAAAAATTTGAAATTGGATTGTTTAGCTTTTGGTAAAATGATATAATAAATATGTGAGATAGTGGTTTGGTAGCTCCTTGCCATGATAAAGAGTTCTGCAATCTTTCTCACTTTTATTTATGCAGAAAAAGATGCTTTAGCAGAAAGGCTGACAATTATGAAAGCAAAATTTAACTTGTTAAACAAATCTTATACATGGCTTACAGTCATGGAACAACTACCGAATAGGGGTACTCACCGTTATTGGAAATGCATGTGTAAGTGTGGTAATATAATTGACGTAGAGCAAAGCCACCTAATCGATGGCCATACTAATTCATGTGGATGTTATCGCCGATATATGGCATCAAAATCAAATATAACTCATGGCATGAGTGGAAAAAATATTTATAATGTATGGGTTGGGATGATAGAAAGATGCGGTAATATTAAATCTAAAAATTATAATAACTATGGTGGGCGTGGGATAACAGTATGTTCTAGTTGGTTGATTTTTGATAATTTCTACAAAGACATGGGAGATAAACCAAAAGGTATGTCTATTGATAGAATTGATAATGATGGTAACTATTGTAAGGGAAATTGTCGATGGGCAACAGCTAAAGAACAGTGCAACAATCGTAGGTCAAACCATCCTTTAACTTGTAAAAATATAACTAAAAATTTAAAAGAATGGGAGTTGGTAACTGGGATTAAATGGTCTACGATTAAATCAAGAATAGATCGTTTGGGTTGGTCGACTGAAAAGGCATTAACGACGCCTATTAGAGGTGCTAAAAGGTTAACTTACAATGGTGAATCTAAAACATTATTTGAGTGGTCAAAAATAACAGGAATAAAATATACAACCTTATTTGGAAGATTTAAAAACGACAGTTTGACTACTGAAATGATACTTAAAGTTTAATACAAAACAAACATTAAGAGCCTAATAGGCTCTTTTTTATTACTCTGAAAGGAGGTTACTCATTGGGAAACTTATTTAAAACATCAACAGTTTCGTCAACTTCAGCAAGGATTTCATCTTTTATGGTAACGACTTCAACTTACAATTCTCCTATTAAAATTGTTTTTGGAACGACTATGATTGCTCCAATATTAATTGATTATGATGACTTTACCCCCATAGCAAAAACCACAACCAGTAGTAGCGGTGGAAAGGGCGGTTCTGTCAAATCATCTAACACAACATATACTTACACCGTAATGGCACTTTTAATGCTAGGGGAAGGAATCATAACCGGCACAGGCAACATATGGGAAGGCAGCAAAACAACTGATGCATCAGCATTAGGTCTTACTTTCTTTAACGGTTCTATTGCTCAAAGCCCGTGGGGGTATCTTCTCACCAACCATCCCGAAAAAGCATTGACATATTCGGGAACTTCTTATTTGGCTGGCATTATAGATTTAGGCGATAGTTCCAGTTTGCCAAACTTTAATATTGAGGTATATGGGCTATGCCAATCTCAGCAATCAGCACCATCAATCGTAAAAGTCAAACAAGTAGCGTATATAAAAGTAATTGAAATTTCAAACTGGTCAAGTAATATAAATGTTCAGGAATATGTATACGGCGGTAGCGGTGGTAATTACTGGACAACAATCAATAGCCGATATTATGATATTGCTCAAAAAAAAGATTCGTTTGGTAATAATATTACAGGAACGTATGTTTACACATTTAATTTTGACGACCGCACCGATGGCAACGACCGTGACGATCCACTTTATATTCGCATAAATTATAATGCTATAACCGCGTCAGTTAGCTACACAGCGACCGATGCAAACCCACGCGACATAATCTATCAATTACTTACAAGCACGGTATTTGGCGCAAACTTTCCTGCGGTTTTAATTGATAATATGGACGTTTATTCAAACTACTGTACAACTAATCAATTGCTAATTTCGCCAACTTATGATTCTAGTCAACAAGCAAATAGCATCATAACTAGCCTAATGGAAACAACTAATTCTGAATATGTATTTAGTCAAGGTAAAGCCAAATTTATTCCATATTATGATGGATTAACGCCAATTTACGATTTGATGGATGATAATATTGTCGATCAAGGGGATGACACTCTTGTAATAACGCGTACTGACCAAGACGATGCATGGAATGTTGTTCCTCTCGAATATATGGACAGGTCGAATCAGTACAACACAAGCATGGTTTACGCAACAGATCAGGGTGACATTGATATAAATGGGTTGCGGCAAGCAGACACATTAAGCCATCACGAAATAATGTCCGCATCGCTTGCTCAAACGGTTGCACAAACAGTTTTACAGCGAAAACTTTACCGCAGAAATATTTATACGTTTACAGTTACTCCTGAATTTGTATTATTGGAGCCAATGGACCCCGTAACACTAACATTAGCCCTTACTGGTTTAGGTATTACATCAATCAGAGTTACATCAATAAAAGAAAACAGTAAAGATTATTCACTTGAACTAACTTGCGAAAGCAATCCTAGTGGCGTTTCTTCAGCACCAACTTACGAAACACAGGATATGAATAGGGGCAGTATTAACCTTGAAGAATCACCAGAAAATATTAATTATCCAGTTATATTTGAAGCACCTGACATACTAGTGTCTTCGGGTCTAGGCTTCGAAGTATGGATGTATGGATCGGGCGGTGATAAGTGGGGCGGTGCCAACGTATGGATTTCTGAAGATATGACTA